CTTTTTTAAAGAATTAGAAGTTACAGGGTTAATCAACCATGAAGAATTTACTGGAAATCAAGCATCGTTTTGTACCGATGAGATCTACAAGATGCTAAAGATTCCCGCAGTTGACACAGTAGAAATATTACATAGTTACGATGAAACTTATTATAGAACTAAAGGCAGCAATTTGCTTCCCGAAGAATCTCAAGAACCTATTGATATGCTTTTTAGTTTTGAATAGAATTCACCTTAGGACCGGTACTCGTTACCGTGGTGATAGGCGGCTACTGCCTTGGTTGAGTGATTCGCTACCACAATACCTAAAAGTAGCACCTATACCAATTAATAGTGTATAATCAGACTATAAGGAGAAGCACAATGACAACCGATCGTATTTTTACAGCAGAACAGAAAGCTAAACTTAATCAGATCATCAATGAGGGTATTCAAGTTACATCGGAAATCGAAGCATTGACTGGCGGATTAAATGATGCCATCAAAGCCATCGCCGAAGAGATGGAATTCAAACCAAACATTCTCAAGAAGGCTATTAAGCTAGCACACAAAGCAGAATTTGGCAGAGCTCAACAAGATCATGAATTATTGGAACATATCTTGACTACTGTAGGTAAAACCCTATAAATGAGTTATATCGACGCGCTGTATAACAGAGAAAATGATACGATACATGTAGTGGAGCGTGTCGATGGCAAGCGTGTCTACAAAGAATACCCTGTAAATTATACGTTCTACTATGATGATCCCAGGGGAAAATTCCGTTCCATATATGACACTCCTGTCGCTAGATTTTCTACACGTAATAACAAAGAGTTTAGACGAGAGCTGCGAATGCACTCTGGTAAACAATTATATGAGTCAGATATCAATCCCATATTTCGCTGTCTAGAAGAAAATTACAAAGGAAAATCTGCCCCTGAATTGCATACTGCTTTCTTTGACATCGAAGTTGACTTTCACAAAGAGCGTGGGTTCTCACCCACAAGCGATCCCTTCAACGGTATTACCGCTATTTCGGTATATCTACAATGGCTAGATCAATTAGTCACGCTGGCTATTCCGCCCCAGCATATGAGTATAGAAACTGCCAGAGAGTTGGCTGCTGACTTCGATAACTGTATGGTGTTTGAGAAAGAAGCTGATATGCTTAACGTATTCTTAGATCTTATAGATGATGCTGATATATTATCAGGCTGGAATAGCGAGGGATATGATATCCCTTACACTGTCAATCGCATCACCCGCGTGTTAAGTAAAGATGATACGAGGCGTTTTTGCTTGTGGGGGCAGACTCCTAAATCTAGAGATTTTGAGAGATTTGGTGCTATCAGTTCTACCTATGATATAGTTGGGCGTGTACATATGGATTACATGCAGCTTTATCGCAAGTATACGTATGAAGAACGACATAGTTATAGTCTAGATGCCATCGCCGAATATGAACTAAACGAGCATAAAACTCAGTATGAAGGCACTCTAGATCAATTATATAATCAAAATTTTAAAAAGTTTCTGGAATACAACAGGCAGGATACATTGATCTTACACAAGCTAGATAGTAAATTAAAATTCCTAGACTTAGCAAGTGAGCTCGCACACGACAATACTGTACTATTACCGACTACTATGGGTGCGGTGGCAGTAACTGAACAGGCCATCATTAACGAGGCACATGAACGCGGATTAGTGGTACCGGCAAGGCCGCAAAGGTTGACTGATGAAGAGACGGCTGCTGCCGGTGCTTATGTGGCTGTGCCTAAAAAGGGCATGCATCAATGGGTTGGCGCAGTTGACATTAATAGTCTATATCCCAGTGCGATCCGGGCATTGAACATGGGGATGGAAACTGTGGTAGGTCAGCTCAGACCTACGATGACAGATCATTATATCGATGACCAAGTTGCTAATCATAAAAAAACAGTATCGACAGCCTGGGAAGGTATCTTTGCTACGTTAGAGTATACTGCGGTTATGGAACAACAACGTGGTACAGAAATCACTATCGATTGGCAAAATAAAGAAAAATCTGTACATTCAGCAGCTGAAGTATGGCATATGATCTTTAACAGCAATAGACCATGGATGCTAACGGCCAACGGAACCATCGTGACCTATGAACGTAAAGGTGTTGTCCCTGGTCTGCTAGAGAGATGGTATGCTGAACGCAAAGACCTTCAAGCGAAAAAGAAATCTGCGACTGATCCAAAAGAAATCGCATTTTGGGATAAACGTCAGATGGTAAAGAAAATTAACTTAAACAGTTTATACGGAGATATTCTTAATCCCTATTGTAAATTCTTTGATAAACGTATCGGTCAGTCTACAACACTTAGCGGGCGCTCTATCGTGAAACATATGAACTCATTTATTAATGAGTGTATCACAGGAGTGTATGACTACAAGGGCGATGCTGTTATATATTCCGACACAGACTCATCGTACTTTTCAGCCTGGCCTGTACTGCGCAATGATGTTATCGCAGGAAACATGGAATGGAATAAAGAAATCTGTATACAATTATATGATTCAATTGCCGACCAAGTTAATGCTAGTTTTCCGGCATTTATGGAACAGGCATTTCATTGTCCCAGAGAAGCAGGCGAGCTTATCAAAGCAGGTAGAGAGTTGGTGGCATCTAATAGTTTATTCATTACTAAAAAACGATATGCCGTACTAATATATGATTTAGAGAATAAGAGGTTAGATGTAGAAGGATCGCATGGCAAGATAAAAGCCATGGGACTTGATTTAAAGCGTAGTGATACTCCAAAAGTTATTCAAGAGTTTTTATATGAAATTCTGGAAAAGGTATTGACAGGTTCGGGTAAAGATGAGATTGTAGAGCGTATTCGTGAATTTAAATACGACTTTGCTAAACGTCCGGCGTGGGAAAAAGGTTCTCCTAAACGTGTGAATAATCTCACATCATATGGCGCCAAAGAATCACAAGAAGGTAAGACAAACATGCCGGGCCATGTACGTGCTGCGTTGAACTGGAATAATTTACGTCGTATGAATCATGATAATTACTCTATGCAGATCGTAGATGGAATGAAGACTATCGTCTGTAAATTAAAGAGTAATCCGTTGGGATGGACTAGTATAGGATATCCCACAGATGAACAACATTTGCCACAATGGTTTAAAGAGTTGCCCTTTGATAACGCATTAATGGAGTCTACAGTTGTTGACCAAAAAATTGACAACTTGCTAAGTGTGCTATCTTGGGATCTAGCTTCTGTGACAAATACTGAAAACACGTTTCAAACATTATTCGAGTTTTAAATGAAATACAGCGATTTAATTTACATAAAACAAATTCTAGATGAGCATAATTTAGATAACTCTTCTGTTATAGTCGAAAATCAACTTAAAGGCATGTCAGAATGCATAAAAGACAAATATACCGGGGAAGAAAATAAAGTCTTAAGAGACGTATTGATAAACCAGTACGAAATAGTTAAAAACGGGTTTGAAACACTAAAGTATATAGTTGACAAAATAAAATTAGATGTCGCAGTCAGTCTCGAAAGTCACAGAACTAAATTGCTTTCTCTTAGCCGAAAGTGCTATAAAGAAGACATTAAAAAATCTACGAGTAAAATTTTAGAGACTCATAAAAGTCAAGTTCATTATGAGACTAGCAGATTCGCTCCCATTATATCAAAATACGGAAGTTGGCAACATGCCGGTTTAATAATTCATCCGGGTAGAGAGTCATTTATAGATTCAATGATAGATAATGATCCGCTATACCTTGTTGATCAAAGTTATGAATTACTAAAACCAGCTATATCAAGATTCAACGAAGTTTATCAAAGAAGATTACGGAAGTATATAGTTGATGAAAAAAATAAAGAGGAAATACTTAAACAGTTACCGGACAACCAGTTTGGCCTGTGCGTTGTCTATCATTACTTTAATTTCAGAACATTTGAAATAGTTCAAAGATATTTGGAAGAAATTCACAGAAAACTTAAACCTGGAGGTACATTAATTTTTACTTTTAATGATTGCGAAACATTTTCTGGAGTACGAATGGTTGAGGCAGGAAAACGCTGCTACGCCACCAAAACACTTGTTAAAGAAGAATTACACAGAATAGGATACGAACTCATACATATGGAAGATTTTGACGCAATACAAGGCATAGGTACATGGGTAGAGGTTAAGAAGCATGGAAATCTCGATTCTATACGAGGATCTCAAACTCTAGCAAAAATAATACCAAAATAATTGTTGATTCTAAATATATCTGTTATACTTGTTAAACTACTAAAAGGAAAAATAAATGAGAGACTATCTACTTGACTTAGTCAGTCATACATACGACTTAGGCTGTATTGATTTGGTTAAAATTACTGGAACTGCCACAGAGACAAACATCAACGGCATGGCCGAAGATAGATCAGTAGTTTTAGAAGGGACCTACACAACTCCTGTGGCCGACTTTGTCGGAACATTCGGTATGCCTAATTTAGCTAAATTGAAGATTCTATTAAATCTACAAGAATATAAAGAAGATGGAAAATTAACCATTAATCGCAAGTCTGATGGCAGCCCAGAACAGTTAAATTTTGAAAACAAAGTTGGCGATTTTAAAAATAGCTACAGATTTATGGCCAGTGAAGTCATCAATGAAAAACTCAAAACTGTTAAATTTAAAGGTGCCAACTGGAACATCGAGTTTACCCCTACTATGGCAGCTATTCAGCGTTTGAAGATGCAAGCACAAGCCAACTCTGAAGAAAATAATTTCCAAGCTAGAACTGAAGGCGGACATTTAAAATTCTTCTTTGGTGATCATTCTACACACGCTGGCAATTTTGTTTTCCAACATGATGTAACGGGGCAACTGAAACGTAACTGGAGCTGGCCGGTTAAAACAGTAATCAGTATTCTCGATCTATACGGCGATAAAATTATTCGTATTAGTGATGACGGGGCAGCAAAAATTACAGTTGACTCTGGTTTAGCAGTTTATAACTACATCTTGCCAGCACAATCCAAATAATGACGGAAACACATGCAAGAACAATTATACGGGCAAGTAGTTACAGACTGGTAGCATTGTTGATAACTTCGATATGGACGGGCATTGAATCAGCAGTGCTCATTCATATCATATTAACTATTGTACACTATGTATTTGAAAGAATTTGGCTTAAAATAAATTGGGGCAAAATTGCAAGATAATCTTACTAACAAACAATCAGACTATGCCATTTTCCTGCCGGCTATTAGTACATTTTATGCTACCTATATAGGCAAACAACGCGATCCCGTAAACGGACCATATGTTGAACATGGGCGTATGCCCGCCGGCATTCCTGATATGGAAATGCTAAATTGGTTTAACCAGCAGAAGTCACTATTTCCCTACAAGTGGTCGCTGTACTCTGCTGGGCATGCTAACCTGGATCTTAACAAACAAGATTGGCGAGAAGATATGATACGTAATCGAGACCGCACTAGTACTTTCTTGTTAGGTGATAGTGGTGGTTTCCAAATCGGAAAAGGTAAGTGGGAAGGTGATTGGAAAAATCCTGCCTGTCCTAAGGCGCAAAAGAAACGTGAACAAGTGCTGGCATGGATGGACGGGCTGATGGATTATGGCATGTGTCTGGATATTCCTGGCTGGGTAGCTCGTAGACTTGACGGTCAAAAAGCTACGGGAATCACCACATACGAAGAAGCTATACAGGCTACTTACATCAATAACGAGTACTTTGTCAACAATCGCAATGGTAATTGTAAGTTCTTAAATGTGCTACAGGGCGAAAATCACACTGATGCCGACGATTGGTATCAGCGTATGAAAAAATACTGCGATCCCAAACAATACCCCGGCCGACATTTTAATGGCTGGGCAATGGGAGGCCAGAATATGTGCGATTTGCACCTCGTGCTTAAACGATTAGTGGCGTTGAGATTTGATGGCTTATTAGAAGAAGGCTTACAAGATTGGATGCACTTTTTAGGCACCAGCAAACTAGAGTGGGCATTACTGTTGACTGATCTTCAGCGAGCAGTGAGAAAGTATCACAATCCTAACTTTACGATTAGTTTCGATTGTGCCAGCCCGTTCCTTGCTACTGCTAACGGTCAGGTCTATCATCACGTT